CGGGCAGTAGGAACAGCAGGAACAACTCCTTTTGGCACTGCTAACGATTACACAGCGGCGGCTTTGGCTCGACAAGTCCTGAAAGATAACGGCGGCGATATAGACCCACAGCTAGTATTTAATACTAGTGCCGGTGTTAATATGATCGGTTTACAATCAGCGGTTAACGCGGCTGGTACTGATAGCATATTACGTCAAGGCGTGTTGCTAGATGTTGCTGGTATGCCTCTTCGTGAGTCAGCTCAGATTCTAACTCCTGCAATTGGTGACAGTGACGGAAACTTCACTACTACCACGGCTGGATTCGCAATCGGTGTCACTAGTATTCCTTTGATCACTGGCGCTGATGAGATTATCGCAGGTGATTCAATTACCTTTGCTGGTGACTCTAATCAGTATCTTGTTACAACTGGCATTGATGGTCCTGGCACTATTGTTATCGCAGCCCCTGGTTTACGACAAGCTATTGCAGCTTCAGCCATTGCAGTGACAAGTGTCGCGGCTGGTGCGCGTAATATGTGTTTTGCACGATCTGCCTTAGTATTGGCGGCTCGTTCTCCTGCGCGTCCTGAAGAGGGCGACATGGCTGAAGACGTTATAATCATAACTGATCCACGTTCTGGTTTGTCGATGGAATTTGCCATCTATAAAGGATATAGAAAGGTTCGTTATGAAGTTGGTCTAGCTTGGGGTGTAAAAAACATCAAGCCTGAACACACAGTAAACCTTTACGGCTAATATTAACCGTTTACTTTCGCGGTCTTCGGGCCGCGATTGTATTACTAACAGGTGATCAAATGAGCCACAAATTAGAAACAGTTACAATTTATCGAAACGGTAAACCCGTATTAATCAATAAATCAGATTTAAAAGATACTGACAAGCTAAACAACACTGTCAGTAAGTTAAAGAAATCAAAATCATCATATAAAGCATAGGTTTTTATAATGACAACAGTAGTCGAAACTGGAGCAATAGTATCTGGAGCAAACTCTTATATTAGCGATGCAGATTTTGAAACTTATGCAACCGATCACGGCGTTATTGTTCTAGGTATCGCCGCCGAGCTATTGCTTAATGCGGCTATCTATGTAGAGCAACTACCGTTTATTGGTGACAAGCAAACCAAAGCCCAGACAATGCAATGGCCTAGATATAATGTGTATCTTGATGGATTCATAATAGATACAAATGAAATTCCCAAACTATTAAAAGATTTGCAGTGTGAGGTAGCATTAGCCATTGACGGCGGCGACGATCCATTAGCTACAGTGGCGCGAGCAGTCAAACGCGAAAAAGTAGATGTAATCGAAGTTGAATATGCTGATAACGCAGCACCATTTGTTTACAATCTTAAAATTAAAGCATTAGAACGAAAGCTAACGGGTAGACTTGGGTTAAATGGCTTTCCGGTAAATAGAGGATGACATTTTATTCAAATCTAGCAGCCACAGCAGCCCGACTACTGACAGACAAAGGCCAGACGGCTACATGGTCGCATGATAACGAAGATGGCACGTTTGATCCAGCTTTAGGTACAACAACAGGCGGCAGTACAACAGCATACACGGCAAAAGGTGTGTTGCTTGATTTTCAAACCAGTAGAATAGACGGCGCTTCAATACTAACGACTGACAAACGGTTTTTGTTGGAAGTTGGGAGTAAGCCAGAAGCCAATGATGTATTTACAGTTAATTCGGTGGCTTATCAGGTGGTAATGGTTAGAGAGACAAGCCCAGCCGGAACTCCAGTTATATATGAAGTTCAGTTAAGGAGTTAACGTGTCTTTTGAGTCAGATCTTATCGCCTTCACCAAAAAAGCTGAAAAGAATGCTGAGAAGATATTTAGAGGGACTACAATAAGCTTGTTCGGTAAGATTATTAAGCGAACACCTGTTAAATCTGGAAGATTAAAAGGGAACTGGCAGATAGATATCAACGCGCCAGCTTCTGGAACTGTCGATACAACAGACACTACGCCGATAAAAGGTATTGGAGCCGGATCAACTTTGAAGATTGCAAGTAAAGTGAAAATAGCTGAGCTGCACGATTCTATCTATATGACTAACAATTTGCCTTACGCGCAGTTAGTTGAGAACGGCAACTATTCAACCCAATCGCCCGCTGGTATGGTTGGTGTATCGATTGCAGAATTTCAACGAGAAGTAGAACGGCAAGCTAGGAAAGTAAAATGAGCAGTCATTTTCTTGACATATCAGCGGCACTTGATACGAACTTAAATACATTCGCGACAGACAATAGCATTCCAGTCGCTTGGGAGAATATCGACTACCAACCAATTGCAGGTACTCTATTTTTACGTTCAACAATCCTACCAGCAGATACTTTGCCTATTGGGTTGGGCAACACAAGTTCAGAAGATCATTTGGGTTTATATCAAATTGATGTAATATCACCAATTGATAAAGGCAAGGGTCAAGCTTTTACCAAGGCTGATTTACTAGCTACGCATTTCGCTAGAGGTGAATTAACTTATAACGGCGTGATTATACGCATAAAATCGGTGTCGCGTGGTTCAGGCTCACGAGATAACGCTTGGTTTGTAGTGCCTGTTTTTATCAATTATCAATCTATAATATAGGAAGTTTTAAAATGGCAACTCCAATTACATTTGCAGGCTCTACAGTTTCAATATCTGATGACATACCAGCAACATACGACGAAGCGGGCTTTGAAGCTGGCGAAATGGTTTTTACCGCAATCGGCGAAGTCACTAGCATCGGCGGTAAAGGCAGAACATATAATGATGTTTCTTATACCAATTTGGCTACTCGCGGAACAATCCACAAAAAAGGTTCTTATGATGAATCCGAATTATCAATTGAAATAGGCGTAGATCGTGCTGATGCTGGACAAGTAATTCTTGCTGCTGCTGCTGTATCTGATGCTAATCATTCTTTTAAGATTGAGTATAGCAATGGTGAGACCGATTATTTTGAGGCATTAACTTTCAGCCTTGTGGATGCTGGCGGCGATTCCGACACAATCAGAGCTATTACTGCTGGTTTTAGAATTGATTATCGCGGTGTAGTTGCGGCCACTGAATAATGGACTTATCTTTATTAATTGCTAACGAAACGGCTGAATGCATAATAACTGACCCGTACACTGGAGAAAATACAGATATTGTTTTTACAGTTTATGGGCCTTATTCTGCACAATACCTTGCTGCTTTTAAAAAAGAATCTTTAAGAAAAGAATCGGATGCTTTGGAGCTTTTGGTTGATTTAACGTTAGGATGGGTCAATTTAAGTCTGAATGGTAATGAACTGGATTTTAACAGGGATAATGCCAAAAAGATTTATATTATGGAAAGACTACCAGTCAGGCGACAAGTTGAGGGTTTCATCTTAGATCAAAAGAATTTTTTGCCAAGACGTTAGCTGATTTAAGTTTATATGCAAATCAGTTAGCGTGGTTAAATTCTAGGAGTGATCTAAAATCCAAAGCTAGGCGCGAAACAGTTGATTATGATATGCCTGAGATTGGTTATTGCCGTTATATTTTAGATATGGCTATAGATTTTGGTTTAAAGCCTGAATGGGTTGAGTTAAACGCATGGAATAAATTAACTCAATCCAGTTTAAATAATTTTGAATCAAAAGCAATCCACATGATAAGCGTTGTCTACAGCAATAAAATAAGCGAGTATGATGGCAAGGATAGCCCTAGACCGTTTATTGGTAACACTAAACAAAGTAGCGGTTCAATTCGCGACATAATAAGGAATCGATGAAATGTCAGATGCAGCAAGCCTGTTAATCAAAGTCAAATCTAGTGGCATAGATAAAACCACAAAAGATTTAAAAAAGCTTGAAACGCAAGGCAAAGAAACAGAGGGCATGACTAAAAGCCTTGGCGCATCATTTGTTAAGATGGGCGCTGTTGCTGGCATTGCTGTTGCAGCGATAGGCGTTGGCCTTTTTGTTAAGTCGATCAAAAATACAATTGAGCAAGAAAGGGTTGTAGCTCAATTAAATCAAACTTTAAAATCTACAGGAAGATTTAGTAAAGAAGCATCGGGCGGACTGCAAGACTACGCGGCACAGCTTCAGACAGTTTCTACCTTCGGCGATGAGGCTATCATTGCTAGTCAGGCGCTAATGTTTACCTTTACTCAAATCAGTGGTTCTATAATGCCTCGCGCCCAACAAGCGGTGCTTGATGTTGCTACAGCTATGGGTACTGGCTTAAAAAGCGCATCCATCCAAGTTGGTAAAGCCCTCAATGACCCAGTTGAGGGAATGAGCGCATTAAGCAGATCGGGTATAACTTTTTCGAAAGATCAAAAAGAATTGGTCAAAAGCATGGTTGCCGTTGGCGATACTGCTGGCGCTCAAAAATTAATCCTAAAAGAATTAGAAGTACAATTTGGCGGTAGTGCAAAAGCGGCCAAAGATACACTGGGCGGTTCATTAAAATCTTTGAGTAATGCCTTTGGCGATTTACTGGAAGCCAAAAAAGGCGGCCCTAATGAGTTGACTGCTTCTGTTAATAGTTTGACAGATACTTTAAACAGCCCAGAAGTTAAAGAGGGTATGCAGACACTTACATCGGGATTTTTGTCAATTGCATCAGCAGCATTAGAGGCGACTGCATCAATAGTCAACTTTTTTACTGGCGGCGATAACAAGACATTAAAGCAAGAAATATTTTTACTTCAAAATCTTATTAATAATAATATGGACTTTGGTTCGCCAGAGCAAAACAAAGCAAAAAATCAAGAACTTCTGTTTTTAAAAAATAAACTGAATTTACTGACTGGAATTACAAAAACCACTTTAAGAGATCATCACTCAAAAGGTGGTAGCGGAGCAATAATTGCGCCCGTCAAAGAGCCTGTATTAATTGATAATAAGGTTAATACTAATTTTCAAGGCGATAATAGGCTGGATGAATTTAATAAACTGACAGCAGCAGCTAATGAATTAAACAAGTCACTTAGAACGCCAAAAGAAATATATGACGATGAAATAAAATCATTAAATATTCTAAGGTCTACTCAAAACGAAAGAACTACTGAGGCTTTAATAAGCAACGATACTTATAACCGAGCTCGAATAAAGGCGGAGGAAACTTATGCTGATAGCTTAGAAAAGACCTCTTTAATTTCTGCAAGCGCACACGGTAAACTGGATGAGTCTTTACTGAAAACCACTGATAATTTTGAGGTTTTTAAAAATAACATAGATAGCTGGGGGCAAACATTCGCGCAGACAATGGCTAACGGTAGTGGTTCATTTACAGACTTTGCTCAGACAGTAGTAAAGCAAATGCAAATAATAGCAATACAGCAAGCCACACAGCCTTTGTTTGATGGGTTCAGTACAATGCTAGGAGACTTTTTTAAACCGACTATATCTGGCTCAACTTCTGCAATGTTTACGGGAGCGCCAAGCATGGATGGCGGAGGCTTTACAGGAAATGGCTCAAGAAGCGGCGGTGTTGACGGTATAGGTGGATTCCCTGCAATACTTCACCCAAACGAAACTGTAATTGATCACACAAAAGGCCAGAAATCCGGTAGCTCTATGAATATTGTCGTTAATGTTGATGCATCAAGCTCAAGCTCAACGGGCGATGCAGACGGGCAAAGCATCGGAAACTTAATAGGTATAGCGGTTCGATCAGTATTGATTGAAGAAAGCAGACCTGGGGGGCTTCTCGCATGACTACATTTAGCTTTTCACCCACCTATGGCGCATCTGAAAGCAACAAGCCAAAAGTAAGAAAAGCCGTGTTCGGTGACGGCTATCAGCAAAGAGTTGGTGATGGCATAAACAGAACGGCTAGAATGTGGTCGCTAGGCTTTGAAGGAACTAAATCTGACATAGACGCTATTGATTTATTTTTAGAAACTGAAGACGGCATAACAGCATTTGACTGGACACCTCCTTCTGGATCAGCCGGTAAATTTATTTGTAGCGAATGGACTACATCGATTAATGAGTATGATAATTGGGTGCTTAATGCAAATCTGCAAGAGGTGTTTGGAGAATGATATCAACTGACGTGCAAAAACTATCAGCCGGTAGCCTTATAGATTTATATGAAATAGACGCAACATCAATTGGCGGCTCTGTTTTGAGATGGGCAAATGAAACTAATGTTCTTGGGGCAGATATAGTCTGGCAAGGGAATACTTATACAAGACTTCCCATTGAGGCTAATGGCTTTGCCAAAAGCGGTAGAGGTACGCAGCCTCGACCAACCCTAAAAGCTTCTAACGTAGCTGGAACATTAGGTGCTTTGGTAAGAGATAACGAAGATTTAGTTGGCTCTAAATTTACGCGGCGTAGAACCTTTGTTAAATATTTAGATGCTGCTAATTTTAGTGGTGGCAATGCTTCAGCAGACCCTAATGTTTATTTTGCTGATGAAATTTGGTATGTTGATAGAAAGGCCTCAGAAAACGGGATATTTATTGAGTTTGAATTAGCCTCGGCAATGGATTTAACTAATGTCAA